GTTCACAAGCTAGTGCCAAGTAAGCACACGCGTCGATATAGGAGTCAATGTGATCTGCGGTCTCTTGCAGCCTTGCCAATTTGACTTCGACCATCGCCAGACATGCTTGATGGTCTGAGATTGGTGTCTCAAGCATCTGTTGGAGTCGTAATGCGATTCTAGTTTGATTGATACGAGGATGACCATAAACTCGTCCTCGGTCTCCAATGATGTCAGTAGCTGATAATAGGACTTCACTTGCTTTCACACTCGCACCCTTTCTTTTGTCTCGTAGTAATCTCTGACTGCTTTGCGGCCTTTAAGATATCCTACGCGAATGCCGACAATACGGCCTAAATGAAAATATAGTGCGGATAAGACAATCATGGCAACCAAGTCGCCTAATGATGGATTGAACATTATGAGCGCTCCTTACAAATAACGCACTGCCACTGAATTTGTCCGTCTTTGTTAAGGCCGCGAATTACGCGATATTTGTGTTGATGGATCATTTGTACTGTTGACATTTTAAGCCCTTTTCTATGAACGCCCTTCGTTCATGGCTCTAGTGTTTCACGCCCTAAGGGGGAATTCTAGAGATTTAAGATAACGAAATGGTAACGATTCTGCGTCGTCGATGTGGTCATCGATGTCCCGATCAAGCTCGTTATCTAGATCGTCCATAGCGCTTGCCTGAGACTACAAATGTGCCGTCTTTCTCGATGTAGATTAGATCGACTTGCACGTTCTTACCCTCAACGTACATGATGGCGAATGCCTGTTGCCAGTTAGCCGATCCCTTCGTGTAAGCGGCCTTTGAGAAGTCCATAAGATTTCCTACCTCGACACCATGTAAAACACGCCCTATACGGCCTCCAGAGGCCTCTGAGAAGGACGATCTGCCTGCTCTGTGAGTGTGTCCAGAGATGACTGACTTGCCGTGCCTACGGGCTGCCTCAAGGGCTGAGAGACCCCCTTGTGACTTGATAGGCGTGTGATCGCCGTGGACTGCTATCCAGTTCGGTGCAATGTTATAAGGCTTCTTATGGAAGGTAATCCCTAGTTCATCGAGCTGCATAAACTTCTCGAATCTAAGTTCCGGCAATGATAAGAATGAAGGGATCTTACGCATGATCTGCGTGTATAGGCGGTCTGTGTGATTAGACCGAATCATTTGTGTTACTTGTAGATCGTAAAGTACCTGAACAGCTTCATCGCGATCATCTCCCAGAGTCTGTTCATAAGCTTCTGGAGTCCCTTCTGACCACTTGCTAATTGTGTTGAAATCGATCTCGTCACCTATTGTGACTACTTCGTGCGGCTTAAACTTGGCAATGAATTGTGCTACATTCTTGACTGCGTGTCTATCGTGGAAGGGAACCTGTAGGTCACTCACTATGACAATGCGCTTCATCTAATCCTCGTCATCGTCCTCGTAGGGTATGGGATCCATGCGGTCGGGGATTGATGGCATAATCCATTCAGGGTAGGAGTCTCGATCTGTAATGATTGCTAGGCACATGTCAACTGCAAAACCTGCTCTGCGTAACGCTCTATACATTTCATGCAGGCTAATAGCCCATGCGTCTAGTTGTGAGTAAGTATCGAGATCAATGACCTTCTTCTTCGCCATGTCAATAATTATCGCTCTAAAAGTATGTTGTAAATCTCATCGACACGCGAGTTAAGTCTTTTAATTTCGCCAAGAAGATGAGTGATGACATAACCTGCCAGCCCACCTATTACGGCAAGGCTTGCAAAGTAAAGGGTCATCAAGTCCGATGTGCTCATTTCTTAGGTGTCGCGTATCCGAACACTCCAGCTACAATCGAGCCAAGGATGGCGCGGTAGTCTAAAGCGAAGTTCGATGTAGTTCCCCATACGGCCAAGAATGCTCCGATTGAGATTATTACTGGATGCTTCATGTTCATTTAGTTTCCACCTATCATCGGGATATTGAACCAACTATTGTCTTCATCGCCCTTGATAGTGAAGCTGATATGTGCGTGATGATTATGCTTATTGATCCCATCATAAGGACGCCAAGCCCAAGCCTTCTTAGATGATGCGATCTTGCCATCGAAGATGATGTATGACACTCTCTTATTGCCAGACTTTGCAGCGAGTCGAATCTGATCGACCAGATCAGGCATGAGATCGGGCTTGCCTTTTTTACCTGCAAGGTCGCGGTCAACATCGATGGCACGTACCCAGCCCTGTGCATCTGGATTATGATCAGACTTGCGCGCAGCGTGTCTCGTGTCACCGATCCAGCCGTCCGAAGTTCTATCTCTATCTGGGAATGCATGATCTATCTGCTCTCTTAATTGGATGGCAGACTGCGAAAGTCTAGGCTTCATGGCTTCGTAGTAGTTTTAATTTCTGCTGGAAGTTGATCATGGGCAGATTGCAGCGCTTGCCATGTAGGCTTTGTGCGTGAGTCATTCCAGACTAAATCATCAAAATCAGCCTTCTGGTTGCCTGTGGTTGAGCCAAAATAATCAGCAGAAGGTAACAGAGCTTCGATAGCAAGTGCGATGTCCATTTATGCCACCTTTAAGATTGTGATTTGTGTGTAAGTTTCTACTGATCCATTGTTTGCCGCAATTCCAAATCCATAAGTGGCGGCCGTGGTTCCAGCGTAATGTTGAACCTCAAAAACCTTAGTGCCAGAAATGACCACCACTCCACTAAAAGGTGAGCGTGTAACCACTGTGTCTGTAGCATCGGTATAGGCAGAACCACCATTAATAGCAACGCTAGAATCGGTAATGTTATAAAAGCGAGTCATATGCTGATTAACGTCGTAGGCTGGTGCTGAGCCTTGGATCAGATAAGTACCTGCGGGCAAAGTAATTTGGTTGGAAGCAATAGAGGCGCCTGAAATGCCGTTAGTGCCCACTGTTGTATTAATATCGCGTGTGCGCCATGCTCCAGCAGTGAATGTGCCACCTGAGGTATTGGCAGTCTTTTGGTCGGAGAATGCTGCGACTGTAGAACTTGCGCCGCCAAGAGCAACCCACGCTGATCCAGAATAATACTCTGTAGCGTTAGTGTCCTTGAGATAGGAGATCATGCCTTCTTGAGGTGAGGCGATCGCAGAAGTACGAGCTGCTGCGCTAGCGAAGACCATGACCACCTGAGAGGCTAGGTACCCATTTGCATCAGCGGCCGTTAGCACGTCCCCTGTCGTAAATTCCTTAAAGCCTAAGCCTGCTGCCATTGTTTATCTCCTAGTATCCTAATATGGACGTGCCTATTATACCCGACGTCGCAGATCCTATAATGAATCCTTCGACGATGGGCTCAAGTGTTGTTACTGTACATTTCATGCTGTTAGGGGTTATATCCCAAGCCAAGCCCTGCACCTGCAAGGTCTTGACGATTGTCGATCCATCTGGCTGAACGTTAGTGATCTTAACGTTATCAAAGTAATCGAGGCCGATCATCGTGTCGGTTGGTACGGCAATATCTAATAGGTCAACAGTCATTGCATCAATGCGGATGGTTGTCTCAGCTCTTGTTGCTACATAAATCTTGGCAATGTCTAGGACTTGAGCATCAGTCTGAGGCATCATGTCCGTCACTGTTGTGCCATGAGGGAAATACTTAGCCGATGAATCTGTATTGGTTGCAGTCTGGGCTGATCCGCCGATGCGTGTCATGCTTGCTTGATTAACGATGAGCTTATCATCAAAGGCGTATTTTAGGTCTGAATAAGGAATGCCAGTAGTCTGATTAAATTCAATGGGTGTCGCAGCTAGAGAATTGACTACATCACTGCGATCCTTAAACTCAGCCGTACCATCTGGCAACATGAAGAATGCGCCCTGCTCAGCGAACTCTGCCGCTTTGAGAGCTGCAAGTGCCGTACGAGCTGTGCCGGGATCTACTTGGACTGTGGTCGATCCTGTATCTGTAATACGCATTGATGTAGGGAATTGAACTTGATCGAGGATCTTTGTGATCCTTTGGCCACTTGTCTGGCCAGCCGTTGCACCTGAAACGCTTGCCACGTTAGCCATCTGAAAAAGTCTAAAGGCATCCGAGCAGACGATATCGACGTATCCAATCTCCTGCCCTGTCGGATAGTAATACTGATAGGTATCGACGTATCCTGAAAATAGAAACTCATCGGCTGTTGAAGTAGTAGCAGCTACGCGAATCTTGCGTAATGGAGTGAGGTAGCCGTAATAGGGACTAGAGACATTTTGAGGATTGAAATAAGAATTAGGATCTAAGACTCGGACTGTACATGTCCCAGCCTCATAAGTGTCACGCATGATGTTACGACCGCGGCTGATCTTGATAGATCGAGTAACATCGCTGAGATCGACTGTAGGCGTAGCCACTGTAGAGTCACCGAATTTAGAGGTGCCGATAATTCCATAGCGGCTATCTCCGATAACAAAACCAAGGCCGAATGTAGCCCCTTGGCTAAAGTCGAAGGATACCGAGATGGTGGCAGGTAAGGTCATGTCGCTACTGCGCCCTTAAAGTTACCTCGATTGACCGAGTTAAATGATCCAGATAGTGAGTTATTAATCTGAGTATCTGTAATGATTGAGGTCAATTCTTTTCCATCGATGGTGACAATGACATTGACTGGAGGGTTGACTCCTGCAATAACACCTGCACCCAATCCTCCCATAGGGCCGACTTGGGCGTAAGAATTAGCAGGTACATTGAAGTCAGGGATGACACCACTACCGCCTTTGCTCATTGACCCTTGAGTAGTTAGTGGAGCCATTCCCGGCGCTACCCAGTTACGATAAGGATTGGGAGCTTCTGGCGTTGCCAATAGTGCGGCTTGCAAAAGAGCATTATTCTTGATCGCTGTCTCTAATTGTGAAGATAATTTAGTAACAGCCGCATCATTCTTGTCGAGAAGTGCAAGCTGTAGGTTAAGAGATAGTTTATCGGTTTCGCTAATCTTACCTTTAAGGGCTGCCTCAATGCCGATACGATCTAATTCTAGAGTGCGAGCAGCCTTATCTAGAGCCGCCTTCTTAAGAGCGTCCGCAGCCGTCTTAGCCTGCAACTTAGCCAAGTCTTTTTGACGCTTTAACGCGTCGGCTTCTGCCTTCTTTTGTTTAGCAAGGTCAGCGGCGCTTGTATATATACCGATAGGCATTGAGCCTAGGTAGCCAATCTTTATGCGATTAAATGAAGCCAAGAATGCTTTCTCTTGAGAGTCAATAATTCTCATGACTTGATTCTCATAGTCATCGAATGGGTTGAATGCAGCCAAAATTGCTTGATCGCTTGTTAAGTAATAAAGTTTCTTAAACCCGTAAACTACTTGAGCAACCATGTCGGCGATCTTGCCCGATAGGGCTTCGATCTTGGCCACGAACTCGACAGGGTCTCCAGCTGCAAAAACTGAGACCAGAGAATCAACTAGAGCGCCGCCGATCTTTTCCTGCGCTTCTCCTGCCGCTGTAGAGATTAACTCGAACTTGCCAGCGTAGGTGTCAAGATAGGCAGCATTCCCACCCTTAAATGTGGCAGCGAATTTAGCCTGCACATCGGCGAACTTCATTGTCTTGAGCTCGGCCTTGGTAAGTCCTAAGCCGTACTTGTTAAGCCCTTTAGTGTTTCCAACATAAGCCATCGAAAGATCGTTTACTACGGTCTCATAATCGACGCCAGAGCCGCGAGAGATGTCTAGAGCTTGAGTAAGCAATTCTTGAGACTTAGTAACTGATCCTGTAGTCTGCAATAGTTTCTGCATTGCCGGACGTAGTTGATCGTCTGTAATTCCAGACATTCTAGAAAGATCAGAGATATAGCGCTCGATGCGTGGAGTCTCGAATCCTAGACCTAGATTCTTTACAGACATGGCTAGGCGAGAAGCTGCTTTCTCATCTGCTATAAATGCCTTGGCGGCAGCCTTACCAAATTTAATTACAGCGGCAGTCGATAGACCAATGCCTGCTGCGCCTGCTAATTTCTTTACAGATGACTGTAGGCCTTTGACGCCTTTTTCTGCTTGCTTAAGACCTTTAGCATCAAAGATCGCCGCAATACGAATTGCTAGGCTTGTATTAGCTGACATTAACGACCTCTATAATCTTTATTAACGCCCTTAGTAACTGCTAGAGCGGTTGTCATTGACTTCTGAATAGCCTTTAATACGGCAGCATTGGTCTTTCCTTGATCTTCTGCCCACGCTCTAAATAATAAACGGCCTTTAGTCTTACGGGTGCGACGTCCAGCCTTACCTGCCTGTTGGCTATCGACTAGCGGAGGCAATGCATCAATGAATTGACGGCCAGCATTAGGGTTAGCGGATTTATTAACCTTGCCAGATGTGTCTATGTAACTGCTATAAACTCCGCGAGTAGATTCTTGGCTGGGTTGACCTTGAGGATTTTTACGGCCTGCTGTTTCATAGATGGCTCCTGCTGCGCTCTTATTAAAGATAGTTGCGATTGATCTGAAGCCGCGCTTGTTAGGCTTTGATGGCGCTGTGCTATATCCGATGCCGCGCTTTATATCACTAGTACGAAAGACTCGATTCTCCCAGACGCCGACAGCGTTGCTCCATCCAGAAAGCGGAGCCTCGCTTGGGACGAATCCTCTGGCTTTTACTGCCACTACCTTAAGAAGGTTTCTAATCTCTTTCTCTGTCTCCTTAGCAAGCGCAGGCTGAACTTTCCTAAGTGCCTTGCGAAGTTCAAGTGCGCCTGTTACTTCTGTAGGCATCCTGTTGCTCCTTCGCTCGGTCTTTCAATGCTTTCAGTAACATCTGAAGCATTGATGGATCTAAATCTATTAAAGATTGTGGAGGGATAGCCGTCTCAATGCTCAAGCGAGCAATGAGATAGTGGATGCTATCCCTGCCTAGGCCAAAGGGTCAGACTCTGCAACCTCTACACTCTTAAGAGTTTCAAGAAAGTCTGGGCCGAATGGCTTGACTGTGACTCCACTAAGTCGAAGGCCTTCCCATGCAAGCCAATACACATCTGTCTGCTTTTCATCGTCACGAAAGGCACGATGAAACCCTTTTTTAGCATACAACTCGAACGCGTACTCCAATCGAGGAGTGATCTCAATCTCGGTAACGCTGTTGTCTGTCGTTGTGACTATTAACTTTGCCATGCTATGCCCCTTTGTTTAGTTTCTTAGAATGTGCCTGTTGTGGCAACTGCGATAGTACCAGAGACGTTGAATGTGAGGCTCTGTGTTGAGAGGTCACCGACTGCGCCGTTGATATCTGTCGTGCCGTTTATCAAGCATGTCATCGTGTATAAAGGATTGGTCGCTGAGACGGCTGTTCCCTTAGTCTGTAGAAGTACCACTGTGACGTTGGTTCCCCATGCAGCTTGCAAGGTCGCTAGGACGTTTGCAGATGCTGTGTCATTAAGGAAATCAATAGTCACAGATGAAGCCTCAAGTCCCTTTACAAACTTATGACCTGAGTCACCCATCGCAGTTACTTCTAGTTCATCAAAATTGCGGTTAAGTGTTACAGCTGTAACGTGGTCTGATAGATCGACGGAATTAACCTTCACGCCGAC